TGGTCGCTTGCCCTGACCTTCATAACCGGCGCACTTGGTTTCTTGCTCAAAGACAAATTTGAGGAACTTAAGCGGCTGGACATACTGCTCAATAAAACGCGAGAGGAAATTGCCCGTGATTACGCAACTAACACAGAGGTGCAGAGAGTTACTGACCACATTGACCAGCGGTTTAACCGCCTTGAAGCAAAAATTGATCAACTTATTCAGCAAGCAAAGTAAGGAGCAATGATGGCAACCTCGAAACTAAAGATGGTCAAAAAGGGCGGCAAATCAGTGCCTGCTTTTGCGGCCGATGGCATTGGCAAAATGAAAAAAGGCGGCGCGGTAGGCATGCACAAGATGCCTGGCGGCAAGATGATGAAAGATTCTGACATGGGCGACAAAATGGGTCGTGCTGTTAAACGTAAAACGGCCGACGTTAAAGGCCGTGCAATGAAAAAAGGAGTTTGATATGGCTGGACGTGGAATGGGAGCTGCTTCGCGCGGCGGCGGTGCTGTTGAAAGCGGCCCTGCAAACAAGATGATTTCTTCAACGAGCACCTCTACGGGTGTTCCTATGATGGCTAAAGGCGGCATGGCCAAGGGCGGCATGGCTAAAGGCGGCATGGCCAAAGGCATGATGGCGGGGGGCATGATGGGCGGAAACATGATGTCCAAAGGCTATGCTGCGGGCGGCGCGGCCAAGAAAATGTCCAAGGGCATGATGGCGGGCGGTAAACGCGCTAAGTAATGGCATACCTCATCAGCAACATCCCGTACTTTAAGTGCTGGGTTAGACGTGAGTTTACCCACATGCACCAGAAGTACCATGGCGAGTACTTGCACGCAAATGTCATTGCGGTCAACGTCATGCCGGATCGTTGCTTGAGTTTTCAGCTTGTATTTACCGGGTGTGAAAGCCAGGTAGATGGCTCTGAAAACGCGCATGGGGGAGCCATGTGGGCGCGCATGCCGATCACAGCGCTTGTGGGAGACATCCCACTGGAAGAGTGGCCGGATCGCATGCCCACACATCTGGCGCAGCCTTGGGACTGTCCGTCGCACCATCACACGGTGATAAAGTTTGCCCGGACCAGCCCCAGCCCTTGGCTGTGCAAGATTGACGGTGAATTTCACACCGGCAGGTACTTGTTCACCGTGGACTACGCGGAGAGTGAGGTAGCCGATTGTCCCGCGCAGCACAAGCAAAGTCATGTTTTGATTTTGACTGATGCAGGCAAGTGGACAGGTAACATTGTGGCGTTGCCAAACAACCGCGTCAGGGTCACAAGCCCTGCGTTTTGGCAAACAGGGGAAGGTGCACCTGATTTCAGGCCCAGTCAGTGGATACATTGCGCGGAGCAGGATGACTCGTACATGGATGCGCAAGCAACATTTGACAACTTGTACAGCAAATGACCACCTCTAACACCACCACCTTTGACCTGTCGATTGATGACTTGATCGAAGAGTCTTTTGAGCGCTGCGGCATGCGGCCGACGGCTGGGTATCAACTCACGTCGGCACGTCGCTCGCTCAACTTGTTGTTTCTTGATTGGGCCAATCGCGGGTTGAATTTGTGGACCATTGAGCAGGCTACTTTTGCCCTAGTGCAGGGAACCAGCAGCATTTCGTTGCCGACCGACGTGGTCAATGTGTTAGAGGCAATTATTCGCCAAAACAACCAGGGCATCAACACGGACGTCTACATTGAGCGCATCAGCCGTGAAGACTACCTTAACGTGCCTGACAAGACCACGCAGGCCCGTCCTGCGCAGTTTTATGTGGAGCGCACCAATACTCCCAAGGTGTATTTCTATCCCGCAGCGGACCAGAACTACACCTTCGTGTACTACCGCATTCGTCGCATTCAAGACGCCGGCGCGTACACCAACACTTCCGACGTCAATTTCAGGTTTTTGCCATGCTTGGCGTCGGGCCTGGCGTACTACCTGGCACTCAAGTTCGCTGCTGATCGAGTTGCGGCCTTGAAGTCTATCTACGAAGAGGATTTCCTTCGCGCGGCGATGGAGGATCGGGACACCGCCAGCGTGCAGTTTGTACCGGACCTGGGGGTATGACATGGCCTTTGCAACCGGCATATATTCCTACGGACTGTGCGACTACTGCGGGCAGCGGTACAAGTACAACAACCTGCGCAAGAACTGGCGGGGGTTTATGGTGTGCCCGGATGACTACGAGCCGAAAGAACCCCAGCTCGAGCCGCTTCGCTACAACGGCGACGCCATTGCATTGCGCGATCCGCGTCCCGATCGCATCGAGCCCGTATCTGTTTTTGTGGGCGCGCCAGGCTTTACGGCATTTCAAAGTTTTGGCAGTGTTCGAGGCGGCACCAACATGCAGCCGTACATCCAAGACCAAGCGCTCATCGCGCAAGGCGTTGTTGGCAAAGTGACTGTGAGCATTACATGACCTACAACGAGCTTGTCACCAACATCCGAAACTACACTGAGGTGAACAGTAACGTGTTTACCAGTGCGGTAATAGACACCTTCATTACCATGGCGGAGAACCAGATTCTTCGCGAGATTGACCTGGATGTGTTCAAGCTCGAGGTGACGGGGAGCATGACCCAGGGCAACAGGTTCCTGACTGCCCCCACTGACCTTTTGACGCATCGGTACCTGATCCTGACGCCCACCAGTGGTGATCAGTTGTTCCTGGACTTCAGGGACACGTCCTTCATGAAAGAGTACTGGGCCAACGGCACCACGCAAGGCACGCCCAAGTACTATGCCGTGTGGGACCAGAACACGTTCTACATTGCACCCACGCCGAATCAGAGCTACAGCGTGGAGCTGGGCTACATTTATCGTCCAACACAGCTGTCGTCGGCCAATTCGACCACTTGGATCAGCAATAATGCCCCCGAGGCGTTGTTGTACGCGTGCTTGATTCAGGCTTACAGCTACACCAAAGGGCCCACCGACATGATGGCGTACTTTCGCAATGCGTACAAGGAAGCCATCCAAGGTCTGGGCACTGAGCAGCAGGGTCGCCGCCGCCGTGACGAGTATCGTGACGGTATGCTTCGCATTCCACTTAAATCGGATTCACCTGGACCATGAT